ATAAACAGAGTTTCCATTTGAGTCATCTCCGTAATCAAAATAAAGACCATTGTATATAGTTTGGTTAGACAAAGTAAATCCATCAACCTTTAATGAAGCTAGATTTCTTTCATCTGATTGTACCAAATACCTTGGCCACATCTGAATAGTATTATAAGCCTCGTTATATCTACGGTTAATTAAATTAGCAATGTCGTCAGTCTCTGTCGTAGCAAAGGAACTAACACCAGCTAATGATTGTATTAGTTTAAATAAGTCACCGTAGGTTCTAGTCTGCATTATATTTTATTCGGGCTAAGGTCAGAAAACTTTTTCTGATAGTATTTTAAAAATTCTTTAGAATGAACAGTATCGTGTCCATACTTCTTTGTTAGTCGAAAGAACTCACGTGCTGGCATAGTAGCAACGCACTTGCCCAATGTTGGGTGAGTCTTACCAACTTCTTGTCTAGCTTCTTTACGAGCTATATCTACTCTGTCTTTTTCTGTTGCTCGTTCCATAGCAAATCCATTTTGGATTTCCTTCATGAACTCACGGTCAATCTCCCCGTCAGAGTATCGGGGTAACTTTGTAATAATTTCTGTCATAAAATAAAAGGTAGGGGGCCGAAGCCCCCGTACCGAGAATTATTTAGAAGTCAATTCGTCTAATACCAAGTAGTACACGAATGTTTCCAGATGTGTCAGCATTAAGAGCAGACCCAGCGATGATGTTGATGTTACCATCGTCATCAGCTACAAGAGGCCCAGCACCGGCAGCAATGTCAGCACCTGTATTAGCAGCTTTGCCACCAACAGTTTCAACAGCAATAGCTGTGATTAATGAATCAGCATCAGCTGCTGTACCGTCTACATCAGCATCTGTACCGACTGTAAGGTCAGTGTCAGTGCTGAATGCTTCGACTACTTCAACTGCTGCACCATAGATAACGTCACCTTGCTTAACTGGAACATTAACTTGAGTAGTTGTGTTACCAGCTGCTGTTGTGAAGTCACTTGGTGTAAGAATGATTTCATCTGTATATCCGGAAGTTCCGGCTTCGTTTATAGTTAATCTAGCCATAGTATTTTACCTCCTAGTTCTTAGCTTAATGCTGTTATTTTACCGTGAGCACCAGGGTGGTACACAAGAGATGTTAACGCACAGTCAACATAACCACGCTCACCACCACCTAAGTTAGGTAGACGAGTTGAGCCCATTGGAATTAACTCAGCGATACCGAAGTATTCTGGGTTGATTAAGTAACCTGTATCCTTGTTAGTTGTATCCGGAGCACAATCTGGGTTCATGTTAACAATAGAAACAACACCGTGGTCTGATTGATAAAGCTCAACTGATAGTTTGATAGAAGCTGAATCACCATTGTAGTTAACGCTACGGATAGAGTTGTCAGCTGCATCTTGAGCAACAGGGTCAAGGCGAGCGAAGTCAGCAATCTCTCTACGTAAAGCTGTGTCAGCAACAAGCATTAAGCTGTTTGTTGAACCAGTTACACGATAGATGCTTGTGATAAGCTCGTTAAGAACTGTTTCTGTAAATGCACCAGTACCGTGAATAGAGTCAGCTGGAGTGCGGAACTCAGAAGGCACATCAGATGGGCCAGCTGAATCAATCCAGTCACCTAGTCCACGAAGGCCATATGATGAACCAGCACCGTTTTCAACAGAGCGGTCGTTGTCTGAAATAAGAGTTGCCTCAATATCACGTTTAAGTTCACGTATTGCTTTAGCTTCTGCTTGAGCTACTTTAGCTGGGCCGACAGAATCGACTGCTTCTTGTAGGTCAGAAACCATGTAGTCTCTACGGAACTTTTGGATGTAGTTACCTAGACGAGCACGTCCAGAGAATTTGTCAGTAAATGCTGTTACGTCAGCACCTTCTGCTACACCAGTTGTAGATGGTGATGCTAGGCTATCAACAGTCCACTCAACAAATGTAGAACTTGCACGTTCTTTGTTGGCGGAAGAAAGAACCGGAGTTTCTTCTGGAGCAAGAATAGTTAGAACATCTAACAAGTCTTCTCTATTAGAAATTGCCGACCCAGTACCAGTCACTGCGGCTGGTGCGTTTGGATTATATGTATCTGAGAATGACATTTTATATTATCGTTTTTGTATTTGTAGTTTTCTTAATTCGGCAAAATCACGTGGGTTTCCAGTTTGCTTAAAACGAGCTTGAAGGTCTTTCATTGCTTTGCTGGCTTTTGATGGAGATTTTTCAGATTGAGCTGCTGAACCTATACCAGTTTTGGTTGGGTTCAACGATGGAGATGATTTAGTCATTTCGACTGGCTTACGTCCGTAGATACTATTGGTTGCGTGAGCAAACCAGTATTCGATTTGAGCACCAATATCTGGAGCTTCTTTATCTAATACTTCTTTTAGCTTTTTATAACGAGGGTCATTGATTGTTGCTTCGTATTGCTTACGAGTATCATTATCTTCTCCACTCATCCAATCAAGTTCTTTAACTGCTTGTTGCTCGAACGCTGCCTTGAGCTGCTGTCCTTGCTCTCGCTGTTGAACTTTATTGAGCTGGTCTGGAAGATAATGTTTCTGTGCCTTCCTTGCATTTAATAGTGCTTGACGCACTTCAGCCTTCGTTAAGTCCTTGCCATCTACTTCGGTAATTATATCATCTGCTGCATATGCATCACTTTCGAATAACAAGTCTTCCGCCCACTCTACTGCTGAGTTTACTTCTTCTGCTTTCTCTTGTAACTTTTCAATAGTATCCAAGTCAGAAAACGGATTGTCTTTGATTTCTTTGGGCTTATTAAGAGGGTCTTGTTTCTCTTGTAACTGTGCTTGCAAACGAGCTACCTGTTCCTCGGCTGCTTTGCGTTTAGCTGTCAACTCACCGTATCTAGCTACTGCTCTGCTTCCGAGCTTTTCAGATATTTCTCGTAATTCTTCTTCTGATAAATTATCAAAATCCAACTGTGAAAGAACGGTCTCTTCTGATTCAACTTCAGAACCTTCTGGTTGTTCTTGAGTTTCTTCAACTTCTTGAACTTCAGTTTGTTCTTCTACTGTCTCTTCCGAGGTTTCTTTGGCCTCCTCTACTTGAGCTGATTCGCTCTGTGTAAGTTGACCGAGCCTTCTGTTCGCTAATTGCTGAACTGTAAGGTTTGACTGTCCCGCTGAATTTGGTTCTGCCTCAGCGTTGGCAGATGTGATTTCGTCCATAGTATTTGTTATATGTTCCACTCCTCAACGCTGAGCGATGGCGATAAATGCATTATAACACAATGGTCGTTATTTATTTAACGATTCCCTATGTCTTAGTTTTAAAGTCTCCCAATCTACCATTTGTAGTATTTGGTCATATGTTATGATACGTCCGGATATTTGTTGTAATCTATCGAAGTCAGCGTTATGCATTTCTCCGATGGTCTCTTCTCTAAGAGCGTGTATTACATTGATGAGCCTAGCAAAGGTCTCGTGATTACTCAATGCTTTGATGTCGTCTTCTAATTTGTGCATTACATTTGTTGGGTTTGCATATCACCCATTTGTGCTGGTGCTGTTCCTATTTTACCTATTTCGGCATTTTGCATTTGTTGCATTTGGAAAGTATATTGCCCAGCGTACTTCTGAAGTCGATTAGCAAATGCTTCATCTTGCTGTGCTCGTTGTGCAATATCCGGTTGAGCTGTGTACTGTTGAATGACTTGCATAGCAATTTGAGCTCCTGTAGGACGTGCTGGCATTTCAATCCCCGCAAAGATTTTTGCCAAATCGTCTGTAACATCTTTAACAACTTGTTGTTGAGCAGCTTCTGTTGGCTGAAGAACAGCATCCGCAAGAACTGGGTCAATACTATTAGCAGCAATGTCCAAGAGATTTTGAATATTAATCCTACCGCTGCGGTCAAGTTGCGTAAGCGAAACCATAGCTTGAAGTTTCTTCTCGCTGGTTTCTGGGTCTGTATTAAGTACGTCATAGTTTATAGTTATGTCAAAGTTTTCATCTGGGTCTCCTTTGCTAAACATTTGAGAATCCGGTACACCTGTTACTCTAAAGAATACACTGTCCGGCCCAAATCTTTGGAAACATCTGTATGACATTTTGATAACTTCTGCTGCGTGTTGCAAGAACTTATCTACTAAAAATTGTTTTCTTA